AATAACATTGCTTAACTTAAAATAATATTTTTTTTATAAAATAGTCTTCACCTCTTCACCTTTGTTAAAAAAATAAGAAAAAAATCTTATTTATTAAATAGTTATATGGGTGAAGACTATCTATTTAAGTCTTCACCAAGTCTTCACCAGTCTTCACCTATAAAAAATAGATAAATTCCTATCTTAAGCTATCTTTTCAAACCCAAAATCACCTAAAAAAATCACTGAATAAAATATTTCACTCAACGTATCTAATTGTATCTAAACTATTGAAATTTAAGGTATTTACTTTATATTTTTTGTATATATATTGTTCTATGGGCTTTTTATAAGCCCTCTTAATTAAGAACAAATAAGGGTAAAAAATGCTTATACATGAAAAAATTAGAGATGAAGTAATTGAAAGATTAAAACCTGCTCTTTCAAGCCAAGTTAAACGTTTTTATAGCGGCCGCATACTTGGGTTAAATCCTTCTGAACAATGTCCTGCTATTTCCGTTTATTTAGAAGATATTAGTTTAGATCAAACTTGCCTTTGTGATAGTGAATTAAATGCAACACTCAATATTGCTATTTATTTAAAACCTCACTCTGGCGAAGATGAATTAGATAATATTGCAGAGTTAATTCGAAATACTATTTATAACAGCGAATTAAAATCTGTTCTTAATATTTCATTAAAGAGTTATGACTATAACTATGATGAAGAACAAGCTGCATGGATTTCATCAGTTCTTCAGTTTGCTATCAACTATGATGAATAAGGACTAATTATGCTTAAAAAATTAATCGAGTTACGCCAACAAAAGGCAGAAAAAGTCGCAGAAATGCGTGCAATGCTTGATAAAGCAGAAAAAGAAAATCGTTCATTGGATGAAACTGAATCAGTAGATTTTGATAAATTGAAAGATTTAGTGAAACAATTGAGTGATGAAATCAGTAAATACGAAACCGTAGCAGATGAAGAACGTAATCTTGGTGCGCAATCTACCCCATTAGAAACCCGTAGCACGAAACAATTTTCAAATGATGAATTGCGCCATTATATTAAAACTGGTGAACTTCGCAATTTAACGACAGCTAACGGTGAAGATGGCGGCTATTCTGTCATTCCTCAATTAGACAAAGAGGTCATGAAACGCTTAACAGATGATAGCGTCATGCGCCAGCTTTGTAATGTCGTTCGCTTGCCTATCGGTGCGAAAGAATACAAAAAATTAGTATCTGCTGGTGGTGCAACCGTTGAACATGGCACAGAAGGCACAGCACGCAACGGCACAGCAACGCCAAAACTGCATGAAGTAACCATTGCTTTAAATTCAATCTATGCTTATCCAAAAACCACTCAAGAGATTTTGGACTTCTCAAGCATTGATGTTTTAGGTTGGCTCACTGATGAAATTTCTGAAACCTTCACTGAAACAGAAGAAGTGGATTTAACCTCTGGTGATGGTAACAAAAAATCAAAAGGTTTATTGACCTACGAACGCACAACTGAAAACGATAAAGTGCGCCCATTCGGCAAACTTCAAAAAATCGAAGTGGCGGGTGCGGCAAACATTGAGGCAGACACTTTAATCGATGCGTTCTATACCCTTCACAGTAAATACCGCAAAAATGCCGTATGGGTGATGTCATCAACCATTGCAGCAGCATTACAAAAACTCAAAAACAAGAATGGCGATTACATTTGGCGCGATGGTTTAACAACCGATGCCCCCGCTACATTATTAGGCCGTCCAGTTTACTTCTTAGAGACAATGCCGACTGGTGGTGCAAATCAAGCCGTTATTGCCTTTGGTGATTTCAAACGAGGTTACTTCATTGTCGATCATGAAACAGGCGTACGAACTCGACCAGACAACTTAACCGAGCCAGGCTTCTATAAAGTCCACACCGATAAATATTTGGGTGGTGGCGTGGTAGATTCCAACGCAATTAAAGTGATTGAGACAACGGCATAAATCATAGAGGGGCGAAAGCCCCTTTTTTGCTTAATAGGTGAAAAATGAAGAAAGAATTTGAAATCCGCTCTGCAACCATTGCGACCGATGAAGAGAATCAAAAGCTCGTTGGTTATGCGGTCAAATGGAACAGCCCTTCACGAGTGCTTTACTGTGATTTTGTAGAATCCTTTGCGCCTAAAGCATTCAGTGAAAGTTTAGCCAGTGGCGAAGATGTTCGTGCACTCTTTGAACACGACTACACCAAGTTACTCGGTCGCACCAGTGCGGGAACATTAAAGCTAGAAGAAGATTCAATCGGCTTGCGCTTTGAACTCACCCCGCCCAATACAACCATTGGGAAAGATTTATTGGTGAGCGTCTCGCGTGGTGATATTACAGGCATGTCCTTTGGATTTAGAGCCAGTCAAGAAGAATGGAATTTTGATGTAGAGCCTTGCCAACGAACTGTACAAAAAGCCGAACTCTTTGAAGTTACCGTAACAAGCATTCCCGCCTATCCTGAAAGTAGTGTAGAAATTGCTAAGCGTTCGATGGTCGCGGCAAAAGAAAAAACACAAGAACATTCTACCGCACTTTTGAAACAGTGGCTTGATGTGATGGGGGCTTAATATGTGGAATCCTTTTAGACGAAAAGAGCAACGTAGCGAGCCAACCACAATAGAAGAGCTTTTATCTTACATGGGCGTAAACAATACAGGCGCAGGCGAATTTGTCAGTCCACAAACTGCAGAATCGTTACCCGCAGTAATGAATGCCGTTACCGTCATTTCAGAGGCGGTCGCATCAATGCCTTGTTATCTATACGCACTAAAAGAAGATGGCCGAGAAAGAATCTATCGTCATCCTGTTGAATATCTTCTTAATGAAATGCCAAACCGCAGCCAAACACCGTATCAATTCAAAAATACGATGATGCGTCATTGTTTGCTAAATGGTAACGCTTATGCCGTGATTGAGTGGAATAACAAAGGCGAACCAATAAGCCTTACTCCTTATCAACCCAGTGCGGTAAATATCTTCCGTAAAGTAACGGGTGAATATATTTATCAAATCACAGACTTAAACGGGGTAACAAAAAACTATCTTCAAGATGAGATTTTACATTTACGCCATAGTTCTATTGATGGATTTATGGGGCGTTCTCCGATAACAATTTGCCGTGAAACGGTAGGATTAGGTTTAGCCCAACAACGCCATGGCGCAGCCATTATGAAAAACGGATTGATGGCAAGCGGACTTATTTCAACGGCAGAATGGTTAGATGATGCAAAAGCACAGAAAGCCGTCAAAGCTCTTGAGCGTTACAAGGGGGCAAAGAATGCAGGTAAAACCCCTATTCTTGAAGGCTCAATGGAATATAAACAATTAGGCATGACAAACCAAGATGCAGAATGGTTAGCCAGTCGCACGTTTACCATTTCCGATATTGCCCGAATCTACAATATTAGCCCGATTTTCCTTCAAGACTATTCCAATAGCAGTTATTCAAACTTTAGTGAAGCCAGTCGAGCCTTTTTATCGCAAACCTTGCGCCCTTGGCTAACCAATTTTGAACAGCAGCTAAAAGATGCCTTTATGATTGATTTAGGTAGCAACAGTAAGAAACGTTACTTAATCGAATTTGATACAAGCGACTTATTACGCACCAGTCAAAGCGAGCGTTTCAGTAGCTATGATGTAGCAATCAAAGCGGGTGTAATGTCTCCAAATGAAGTTCGCCGCCGTGAAGGTTTACCGCCTTATGATGGTGGAGATGAATTTAGCCAGGCTTGGAAACAAACCGTAGAAGTTAAACGCGGTGATGAACAAGAACAGGGGGCAAGCAATGGCGAGAATGCTTAAGGCGGGGAAATATAATAAGGTCATCACCATTGAGGCGAGAAACTATCCCCGAGAGCGAGAAACCAATTTACACGGTGAACACAAAGCATTTTGGAAACATATTGCAACCGTCCGCGCCAGTGTAGAGCCATTGCAAGGGCGAGAGTATTTTAGTGGCCCGTTTCAAATGGGTGAAAACATCATCCGCATTCGCATTCGCTACATTGAGGGCATTACAAACAAAATGCGAATTAAATACGGTAAACGACTATTTGATATTTATTCGGTGATTGACAGTATGGAATCACACCGAGAATTGCAGTTAATGTGTAAAGAGGGCGAGGCTTATGGAGAATATTAATTTAACCCTAGATGACATCAAAGCGCATTTAAATCTTGATCATGATTTAGATGATGAGTTACTAGAAACTTATAAGGTCGCTACATTGGAAGTATGCCAAAAGCATATTGGCAAAACCTTTGGTGATGAGGAAACAGAAAATACCGTTCCGTTTACGCCATCAATTAAAGTCGGCTGCTTAATGTATATTGCCTATCTCTACACAAACCGTGAGGCGATAACAGATTTAGCCAATCTTAAACAAGCACCCATGACGATTTCCGCACTATGGGAAGTCTATAGAGAGCCTTGCGCTTACTAAGGGTGTAGCTATGCCTTATCAACCATTAAGACGTTGTAGTTATCCTGGGTGTAGAAACAAAGTGAAGTCGGGCAGATGTGAAGAGCATAAGCCAAAGGATAACCGCCCAAACAGTCGCGCACGAGGTTACGATCATAAGTGGAGCAAATACCGCGAGCAATACTTAAAGCATCACCCTCTTTGCGTGATGTGCTTAGAGAAAGGTATCTACACGCCCGCTACAGTGATAGACCATATTAAGCCTGTAGAGAATGGACAAGCAGACCCGCTATTTTGGGTTGAATCTAATCACCAAGCACTTTGCAGAGATTGCCATAGCTATAAAACACGAGTAATAGACCAACGCGGATTTGGTGCGAAGAAGTAAACCGTTTTGATATCGAAACAATTAAAGC